ATAAACAAGATGATTCAGAAGGATTAAAAAAACTGCTCTGGAGTCAGTTTATGTGTAAGTGTGGTGTATGTGATGTTTCAAGTGGTAAGAGGTTGATGGAAAAGATTCCTGTTATTATATTGGATCAAATAGCACAAGAAGAGAGAATGAGGTTTGATATTGAATTAGCCTATGTGTGTAAGGGGTATGCTGATAAAATTGGGTTAATATCTATGGATTCTCATAGAGCAGGATTAGCAGTAAGGATTAGGATTTTAAATCCAAAGAAAAGGATGTTAGTTATAAGGGGATTAATAGTAAGGGGAGTTACTAGAATAGCTTTAAGCGATAAGTATATATATTTTGATGTAGACGACTTAAAGCAGATGGCATTTTATTGTAGATAAAGTTTTTGTTTTTCATTTTGTTTTTCATTTTGTTTAGGTGAGATAAGGAGGGTTTAAAAAGGTCCTCCTTTTCTTTCTATTATAATTAAATGTTAAAATTTTGTTAAAATAATAAATTATATTTGTGTAATTGAAAAAGATAACTATCTTAGCAGAAACAAATTTAAAACAAACAAAATGGAAACTTACACAATTAAATACTGTGGTATTGAATTAGATGTTTATGCTAATTACTATAAAGGCACAGGAGAACCTTTTAATCCAACAGAACTTACTGCTATTGAAATAAGGGTTGAGGGTGTTGATATAATGCCTATACTAAGCTATCAAACTGTTTTATGTATTGAACACGAGGTTGTTAATAAATATGAATTAATATAATCACAAGATGGCTAGAAACGTAAATAACAGAAAAAGAAATAATAAAAACCTACCTTTTTGGGAGACAGGGCGTAATCCTATAACAATGAAGAAAGAGGAATCTTACGCAGTAGTTAAAGAAAAAAATTATGACAATACTTCAAAAACAAGAGTATAATGTTTGGTTTGAATATCTTGCTAAATTGGCAATGGACAGAAAGGATGTAGAAGATATAGCAGAATTAGATAAGAAAGATATATCAAATATACTAAAAGCAGTATCAACTATAGGTATATACGTTAACTGTCTTGAAGTTGAAAATTTAATGTTGAGCAAAAGAGAATCTTTAATTAGAAGGAATTATTTAGAATTAAAATCAATGAATAAAACAAAAACAATATGACACTAAATCAATACAAAGACTTCAGAATAGAAGCATTGGAAGCTGAGGTATCAAGGCTTAAAAAAGAACAAGATAGATTAACAACATTTATTTTTGAGATGTTGGATGATGATTGTCCAAAGGAATATAAAAATGCTGTTTTAGGGGAGGTATTTAAAGACAATAAAACAATAATTAATTATATAAACACAAAAAGATAAAAAAATGGATTTACTACAAAAATTACAGTTAATACAATTAGAACTTAAAGCTCCTAAAGGACAAAGAAATTCTTTTGGCAACTATAACTATAGAAGTGCTGAAGATATATTAGAGGCTATTAAACCGCTTTCTGATAAGTATGGTGTGTTGTTTAAAACATCGGATGAGATTAAGTGTGTTGGAGATGGTAAATTTATATCTCAATTCATTAAGATTGGAGATGATAAAAATGGAAAACCAATATTTGATAAACAAATAATAGAAGAAGGTGTTTTATATGTTGAAACTACTGTTAGAATCATAGATGTAGATAACTCAGAACTTCAAATAGAATCTAAAGGTCAAGCTATTATAGATTTCACAGCTAAAGGTATGCAGATGCCACAGAGAACAGGTTCTGCTTCATCTTACGCTAAGAAGTATGCTTATGGTAACTTATTGCTTATTGATGATACTAAAGACTCAGACGCAACTAATAATCATGGTAAGGATCATAAACCTGCTATAAAGCCAGAGCTTACAGGTGAAAAGCTAAATAAAGCAGTTGCTAGTTTTAAGGATGGTAAAGTAACTATAGAGGCTATTAGAAAGGCTTATAGTATATCTGCTTCTAATCTTAAATTATTTGTAAAGTAATGTCTGTTGACTATTGCCACAAGCATCATTTGGATTTGGATTTGGATTTTACAGAAGGATGCTATATTTGCCAAGATGAAGAATACGAAGAAGAGAATAAAGTAAGAACAAATAACAATTAAATAAATAGATTATTATGGAATTAAAGAATGTAGAAATTATCAAAATTGGAGAGTTAAGAACTCTTGCAAACGACTTCAGGGTTATTGAGTTTGTAGTTAAAACAGATGATAAAGATTACCCTCAATTATTATCACTTCAGTCAACAGGAGATAATGCTGAAAATGTATTAAAGTACAATAAGGTTGGTCAGCGTGTTGATGTTAGTGTTAATTTAAGAGGTCGTGAATGGACTAGTCCAGAAGGAGTAGTTAAATACTTTAACACTATTGAAGCATGGAGAGTAATGAAGGCTGGATCAGACTTTAAGCCAAAAGAGGTTTTAGTTGAAGAGGAATCTGATTTACCATTTTAATACCCTTTTTTTGCCCTAACCAACCTACATAAGTAAGGAGGGTGTAAAAACCCTCCTTTAACTTAAAACAAAACAAATGACAGACGATGAATTAGAAATCCACAGAATGTATATGGAGCAGATTGAAAGCGATTGCTCTATAGATTTATCTGAGGACATAGAATACCCTCCAACAGCTTTATCAATAGGTAGTTATTCAATATCAACAAAAAACGGAATTAAAAGATACCCAATACCAATAGGTACTTATGGAAACTTTAGTTTCATATCTGGACAACCAAAAACTAAAAAATCATTTTTTGTTAGTTTGTTGACTTCTGTTTATTTATCTAAAGATGGTAAAAATAAATACGGAGGCAAGATACAGGGAAATAGAGGTGGTAAGTGTGTTGTTCATTTTGACACAGAGCAGGGTAAATTTCACGCACAAAGAGTATTTAGGAGACCTTTTGAAATGAATAATGATAATGATTTAGGTTGCTATCATACATATTCTTTAAGAGCTATTGGCTATAAGACAAGAATAGACTTTATAGATTATAAATTAAATAAAATGAAATCTGATGGAGATCAAGTAGGTCTTTGTATTATAGATGGTATTGCTGATTTAGTTTCAGATGTGAACAATATAGAAGAGAGTAACTTGATAGTCCAAAAGGTTATGACTTGGAGTTCAATTTACGACTGCCATATAATATTAGTTGTTCACTTAAATCATAACAGCGAGAAGTCTACAGGGCATTTAGGTAGTTTTATGACTAAGAAGTGTGAGACTGAATTATTGTTGACACAAAATGAAGGAGATGAAAATATAATATCTGTTAAGTGTAAGAGAAGTAGAAACTTTTCATTTGATACCTTTAACTTTACAGTAAATGAGTTAGGTTATCCTAAAGTATTAGATGATATAGATGATATTATTCCAAATAAACCAAAAGAGACAAGTAAATGGCAAAAGCAACTGAAGTATTGATAATATCACCATTGTATATTGAACTGCCAAGGGTAAGAACAAAAGATAAAAGAGTTTACTTAAATCTTAATACCTATAGGAATTTACACTACATAACAAACAACAATGTTAAGAAGGCTTATTTAGAAGCGATTAGAGGGCAGATAGAAGGTATAGTTATACAAACGCCAGTCAGCATAACTTATCGTGTAATAAAACCATCTAAAACACGCTTAGATAAGATGAATGTAATTGCTGTAGTTAGCAAGTATTTGTTAGATGCGTTAACTGAGGTTGGTTTTTGGGAAGATGACAATGATGAATTTGTTAAGGAAGAGACTATTAAGCCTACTATTTATGATGAAGGTAATGGTAGAGTCGAAATAATAATAAGGAGTTGTTAACGTACACTTAGTTGTATTAAGTGTTAATAAATTTTTGTAGGATAAAACTTATTAATATATATATTTGTATATATATACAATATAATATATGAGTAAAGAGCTGGAAATTTTAGCGAAAAATCATGAAAAATGGATTAACATAGTTGAATCTATGGGGTGTAATCCTTCTTATTCAGAAGATATAGTTCAGGAGGCTTATATAAGAATGGATAAGTATATCTCTAAAGGTACGGATATTTCATACAACAAAGACGATGTAAACACTTGGTATTTTTATTTAACACTTAGGTCTGTTTATATTGGATCTAAAGAAAAAAAAAGCGTTAGTAATTTTACTGAAGAGTTTAATATAGATTTAATGTATGATGAGATTGAAGATAAATATAAAGAGCTATATAATAGTACTGGTGACTGTGATTTTGATAATCTTATAGAAAACATATTTAAAGAGGTTAATTCTTGGGAATTTTATCATAAGAATATGTTTATAGCGTACTTCACCACAGACGCATCATTAAGAAAAATAAGTTCCACTACAAATATAGGCACAAATAGCATATATAATTCAACTAAAAAATACAAAGAAATTATAATAAATAAGTTTCAAGAAGATTATAATAAATACATTAAAAATAAATAATTATGGAGGAATTTAAAGGAGACAAGAGAACTAAAGCCTATAAAGAGTGGAAGGCTAAGTTTGAGTCTAAACCAAAAGGATTAGGTGATAGTGTTGAAAAAGCATTAGATATAACAGGAGTGTCTAGTTTAGCTAAGGCTATTATTGGAGAGGACTGTGGTTGTGATGAGCGAAAGGATTTCTTAAATAAGATATTAAAATACAAAGTAGTTAATTGTCTTGAAGAGGATGAGTTTAATTATTTATCTGATTTTATGGACCGTAAAGCATTAAGGGTAACGCCTTCTGAACAGAGGGTTCTTCTTAAGATATACAATAGGGTTTTTAATAAGAAGCAACAGCAAACCAGTTGCTCTTCTTGTTTAAGAGGTATTATAAAGCAGTTGGATAAATTACTAAAAAATAGCTAGATGGCAAAAGATTTTAGACCAAGACTAAAAGGTAAAAAGCTAGAAGCATACAATAACTTAGTTAAAGAAGAAAGCAGGGTTCTTGTTATAGGTGACTTACACGAGCCATTTTGCTTAGAAGGTTATTTAGAGTTTTGCAAAAAATCATATGCAGAAAATAATTGTAATCGTGTGGTTATGATTGGCGATATAATAGATAATCACTACTCCTCATATCACGAATCATCTGCTGATGGTTTAGGTGGTAAATACGAGTTAGAACAAGCTATCAAAAAGCTATCTAAGTGGTATAAAGCATTTCCAGATGCTGATGTGACATTAGGTAATCACGATAGAATAATAATACGTAAAGCTCAGTCATCTAACATACCTAGTATGTGGATTAAAGAGTTCGGAGAGGTGTTAGAAACTCCAAACTGGAGGTTTGTTACTGATGTTTATATTGATGGCGTAAGATATGTTCATGGAGACAAGAGTGGTAAGCCTAGAATGGCTGTTAAAAGAGATATGGTTTCTACTGTTTCAGGGCATTATCATACTGACATGTACGTAGAATGGATGTTTGGAAAGACAAGGGCTATATTTGCTATGGCTGTAGGTTGCGGAATAGATAGTCGATCTTATGCGATGGGCTATATGCAAGGAGGTAAGAAAGAAGCTATTGGAGTTGGTGTAGTTATTGGTGGTCATACTGCTTTTAATGTTAAAATGGAACTATAATGAAGAATATAGATAAACAAAAACATTATGAAAATGGTAAAGATTATGATGTTATAGATTTTATTAGAGATTACAATTTAAACTTCTGTAGAGGCAATATAGTTAAATACATAGCGAGAGCTGGAAAAAAAGATAATGAGCTACAAGACTTACTTAAAGCAAAAGATTATTTAGAAAGAGAGATAAAATATTTGGATATTAAAAATAAATGATTATATTTGCCTTATGAGTGTAACAGTTATAATAGATGCTGATAGTATGATCTACGCTTCTGCAATGTCAGATAGCTTATCAGAGGCTAAGGAAAAATTAGACAATAGTTTAAATACAGTTTTAAATGAAATTGAAGATTTGGGCTATTTTATTGATGAGTTCATAATTTGTAGTGGATCTTATGGAAACTTTAGAAAGTTTATAAGTAATACATATAAATCAAATAGAGCAACTGATAAGCCAGAACTTCTTAAGGATTTACAGAGGTATTGCAGAACTAATTGGTTATCTAGGTTTGTTTTAGGGGTAGAGACTGATGATGTGGTTGCTTCTTATTGGAATAAGAATTATTATGAAGGTAAAACAACACCTATAATAGTTTCAATAGACAAGGATTATTTACAATTACCAGCTATAATTTATAATTATTCAAAAAAAACATTAGTAACTATTAATGAATTAGAAGCTAACAGGAATTTTTATACTCAAATGTTAGTTGGTGATGCTGCTGATAATGTTAAGGGCATTAAAGGTTGTGGTGTTAAGTGTGCTGATAAAACGCTATCAAACTTATATTCTAAATACTCTATGTGCAGGGCTGTGTATGAATTATATATTAAATCATATAAAAGCAAAGCAAATGTTAAATATATTGAGAATTACTCATTGCTTAAATTAAGGGTGGATTGTTTATAACGGATCGTTTGTACGGTAGCCAATAACTTTAAAATTAAAAAATGAAGAAAATAGTATTACGTATAGCCGATGTTATAGCACGTTTTGAAACTGGAATAATGTTTACATCTTATGGATTTGCCTTTATTTTAGGTTGGGAACTTTGGATAAGTATATTAGCCTGTTTAGGCGCTATGTTTGGGGATGATCCTAATTGGTACTTTCAATTTAGTATTATTTACTGGATTAAAAATGTGCTATAACGGTATAGTGTAACAATTGTTGCGTGGATTAATAACTAAAAATAGTAGATATGACAAATATAGAAATGATAGAATTTATTGATGAATTTTTAAGAGACCAAGAGGATGTATTACATGGAATTGAAGGTAGAGATTGTACTAAAAGCCGAAAATATTTAGAAGATATTAAAAAGCAATTATTGTTACACGATGTTAGCCAACAACGTGAACTGTTAAAGTTTTTTTCTACTCAATTAAGCGAAAGCCTTGATATAGATGTAGGAATGAATTACATAACAGAAGAAGATATTGAAGAATGTTTAAAAAACTTTAATTGTTGCTAACGTATGGTATATGAAATTTAAGGCTGTTTATTAGAAGTTAATATTCCGCTAATAATTAAAGTTGAAAGGTATTAAATTAGTCTAATTGTTTAATAAAGACGCAAGCCTTATTTTTTATATACATTGTTATTAAACGTTTAAAAAAGAAAATATGATAGAAGAAGCAAAACAAGACTTAAAAAACAAAATAATCGCAGAAAATAGCGAAGAATACTACTATAAATTAGTAGCAGAGCGAACAGAGAAATTGCACACTTTTAAGATGGCAGGCGATTTTGTTTTTGGGGCAAACGATGACCAGTTTAGAGATCAAGTAATAAAAACAACATTGCAAAAGAATTTAGAATTAGACGAAAGTTCACAATTATACGAACTTGTTATGACAGAAATAGCCTTAGATGTTTTTATGGACATAGCTTAAATGTTTTATATGGAAAAAGTTTATTACAAAACCGAGTTTAAAAATGGAGTTGAATTAACAACAACAAAGTGTGAAC